GCACGGCTCGCCGTCTTTCATCCAGATAAAAGCCGTCCAAATCTGGCGGATAGTCTTGAAGCGCAGTACGAAAAGAAGCTTATACTTGCTTCGGAGACAGACCAAGAGAACGTTAACATGTATGTAGTCCCCGGTTTGCAGGGGTACTTCAGATGAGATAGGTAATGGCGTATAGACCGCACGGAAGAGCCGTTGTTGACCCGCTTGCTCCGGCGGCTTTCGCCATATGTTCCCGGTGTGGCATACTATACAATCGTTACTCCCTTGATTGGCAGTACCAGTGGCAGGGCAATAAGTTAATGAATAAACGGCTCCAGGTCTGCATGACCTGTATGGACAAGCCGTCTGTCTTCCTTCGCCCTGTCATTATCCCCGCTGACCCGCCTCCGATTTACCAGCCGCGCACCGAGACGTACGCGATTGACGAAGCGGGCGGCTACGCCACGCCTGTCTTTATCGCCACCGTGGGGGTGGTAGTTCAGGTTCCGGTCCCCTCATGGGCGTCTGGATTTCTCACCGACTGCTACGGCTCCGGGGCCTCCGGCTCCGTTCTGAACGGCTCCTACCCCAACATAGGCGGCGGCGGCACGGCGTTTTCCCGCACGCTAAGAATCCCGGTCACCGGCGGCTCGTTCATTTACGTCTTCGTCGCGCCCGGTGGGACCGCTGGCGGGAACGGGGCGAACACCTGGGCTTCGTTAACCAACGCCGCGCCTACGAGCACAGCGAACGGATGCTCGGCCCAAGGCGGCTTCGCGCCGGACCTGACGACGCTCCCAGGCCCAACCATAGGGCGCGGCGGTCAGGCGTCGGCGTGCATCGGCGACCTGACCTATTCAGGCGGTGACGGCGGTCTGGCGGCCATCGGCCCAGGGAACACGGGCGGAACTGGCGGCGGCGGCGCGGCTGGGCCAGAAGGCCCCGGCTCGAATGCGTCTGACACGACGGCGACCAACAACGGATCGCATGGCGGCTCAAGCGACGGCGTGCGGGGACAGGGAACCGGCGGCCTGGGCAGCGCGGGGACGGCTGCTGTTATGGCCACCCTGGGCGGCAGCGGCGAGAACGGCAAATCCGACTACGTTTACGCCATGGCTGGCGGCGCGGGCGGCGGCGCCGGCGCGGGCGGCGGCGGCCCTTCTTTGACGAACGCCGACCCGGGCGGCGCGGGGGGCGTGTATGGCGGCGGTGGAGGCGGCGGCGGTTATGGCGCCGCAGTTAACGGCCTCGGCGGTCCTGGCGGCCATGGTTTCTGCGTTATCAGGTGGCTCCAATGACGCGGCGGTTTTTCTCCCGCGCTACCGAGAACCCGATGAACCCCGAGGCGCGGGGCGTCTGCGATCGATGTGGCATGGTCTTCGACCACAACGCCCTCCGGCCCCAAACGCGCCAAGGGCCAGGAAGCCTGATTCCGTCGAAGTTGATGGTCTGCAATGCGTGTTTCGATCTCCCTATGCCGTGGATGCGAACGTTCTGGCTTCCGCAGGACCCGCCGAACATCGCATTCCCATCTCCTGAATTTTACGCGATCGATGAGCGCACCGACTGGAATCTGTTTCCGGTTCCAGGGACGCCCGGCTTCTTTTACGGCACGGCTCATATGACCGTGTCCGTCACGGTGGAGAAGATGCTGGCGGCGAATTTCGCCGCCGTCGCCTCGGCGTCTGCGACGTTGCAGGCGGCGTATGTCGTCGCCGCGCCTTTCGTCGCGACAGCGTCTCTTTCAGCAAATATCGCGGTCAATTTCGGCCTTATCGCCCCTATGGCCGCCGTTGGCGTTATGTCCGTCGCGGTCTCCATCCCAATGTCAGTCACCGCCTCGATGACGGCGACCGGCGCGATGACCTGCGCGGTCACGAATACAATGCCGCTCGCCGTCTCGATGACGGCGACGGGGGCGATGACGGCGGCGGTCTACAACTCCGTCAACGTAGCGGTCTCCATGACCGCGACCGGCGTGATGACCTGCGGCGTCGTGCGCGCGGTTACGACGATTTTGAACGCCGGGACCACGACGTGGCCTGTCCCAACTGGCGTAACGGCGGTGCGGGCGCGCGCAGTCGGCTCGGGCGCGGCTGGCCTCACGCCCACCACAACGCTTTATGGTCCTGGCGGCGGCGGCGCAGGGTATTCTGATACAACGGCGGTGACCACGACGCCGGGGGCTACCACCTGGTGTTCGATCGGCCCGAGCGCGGCGGCCAACGGCGCGGGCGCGGGTACGTGGTGGAGCGTCGCCTCAAACGCGGCCCCGGCGGTTGTTGCAAACGGCGTGCTCGCCAAGGGCGGCGCGGCGGGTAATTCGGGAATAGGCGCGGGCGGCGTCGGCGGAGCGGCGGCGAGCGGCGTCGGCAATGTCAAGAACAGCGGCGGCAATGGCGGGACGGCGAACCCTGTTGGGGTTGCTGGCGGCGGAGGGGGCGGCGGCTCGGGCGGCCCTAACGGCAACGGCGGAAACGGCGGCTCGGTCCCGTCCACCAGCGCTGGCGGAGGGGGTGGCGGAGGCGCGGATGGCGGCGCGACGGCGGCCAATGTGGCGGCGGCCTCCAACTCCGGGACAGCAGGCGGCAATGGGTTTGGCGGGACGGGCGGCGGTGTAGCCAATGGCGGCGCAGGCTCGTCAGGCGGCGGCGGGGGCGGCGGTAATGGCAGCACTACGGGAACCGGCGTCACTGGCGGCGCGGGCGGCTCAAGCCTTGCGCTCACCACGTCTATCGGGCTTGGCGGCGGAGGCGGCGGCGGAGGCGGCATAACTAATCAGGTCGGAACCGGCGGAGCTGGCGGAGCCGGGGCCAATTACGGCGGCGGTGGTGGCGGCGGCGGTTACGGTGCGACATTGAATGGCGCTGGCGGGGCCAGCGGGGCGGGCGTGCTCGTCCTAACGTACTTTGCATAGGAGCTTGAAATGGCAGTATTCACAGCGACAGTTTCGAGCACCATGCTCAACTGGTTTACCGGCAACGCAACCCCTGCGGCGGTTGCGACCCGATATGTTTCAGTCTGGAACGGCGATCCTCAGGGGGCGGGAACGGAGGTCATCTCGACTTTGACCGGGTCCGCTAACCGCATCGCCATGACTGCGGCGGTTCCGTCGACGGCGACCAATACAGTCGCCAGCAATGCTGATATCGTCTTTACGACGGCGGCTGTCGGCTCTGCGACCGTGTCATATGTGGCCGTCCACTCGGCGATCACGGCCGGGGCGATTTATGCGTCTGCGCCGGTCAGCACTCCGAAGACGCCAGCGATCGGTGATGGGCTCCGGATTCTATCAGGAAACCTGTCGTTCACTATAAACTGAGGGTTATTATGGTTTGGCATGATCTTGAAGCGCATTTCGAGATAACGGCGGAAATGCTCGCCGGTAAACCACATGGGCTCCCATCCGGTTTCATGTGGTATATTCAATTTGATACGTGCTCGATCACGCCGTGGAACGGAATCATGGTCAAACCCACTGCTGTTAAGTTCAATAGCGGTGAATTTGACAAAAACCCCCTCAGGGGGTCTAAATAAAGAGGGGTCTGGTTCGTGTCTTATACATATTCAACGTTTATCACGGCGCTGGCTCAAGAAATTGCCATAACGTCAACGAATAACGACCTGACAATCATGTTCCCGACGTTTATCCAGAACGCCGAGTTACGGATTTACCGAGACCTTGACCTTCTCTCGACTGTTTTTCGTGATACAGCGGGCGTTTTAGCCTCAAATACTCGCTCGTACACTCTCCCTTCGACATTCGGGCAGTTCGTCGTGGTCGAAGGGGTCAACTTCCTGTCAGGCGGGGTGCGTTTAAACGCTCTCACCCCTGTATCGCGAGAGTTCATAGATTCCATGTACCCGTCCGGCTCCGCGCCGCTCGCCACGTCCACCCCACGCATTTTCGCCCGCGACAGCGACCAGACGCTTATCGTTGGACCTCCCGTGGGCGCGAGCGTCGTGACGCCGAACCTTGAAATCGTGGGGACCGTGCGCCCGGCGGCGCTCAGCGCGTCCAACACCACCACGTTCATATCCACCAACCTCCCCGACCTGATGCTGTACGCCTCCATGGTCGAAGCGACGGGGTGGATGAAGAACTATGGCGCGCAGGCTGACGACCCGAAGATGGGTTTAAGCTGGGAGGCGCGGTATCAGGGAGCCCTCGGCCCGACCATCACCGAGGAGTGCCGCAAAAAGTTCCAATCCGGCTCTTGGACCGCCAAAAGTCGCGCGCTGAGCCAGCCAGAGAGGATCTAACCCATGGGCAGATCAACCGTCACCCTCCGCCCTGGCCTGAACGTCGAGATCACGCCGACCCAGAACCAGGGCGGCTACTCCGCGACCCAGCTTGGCCGATTCAAAGCGGGGATGTTTCAGAAAATAGGAGGGTGGGTCAGGTTCTTCCCAACGAAGGTCGACGGCGTGCCGAAGGCGGCGCACACCTGGAAGGACCTGAGCAACGTGAACCATTTCGCGATGGGCACGATGACCGACCTTGACGTCATCACCAGCGGTTCTTATCAGGACGTAGGCCCGCAGGTCCTCACGACGAACCCGGCTATCAATCTCGCGACCACGATCAACTCGAATATCGTCACCGTTGTTGACACTGCGGTCAGCAACATCACCAATTACGACGCCGTTTTCTTCAATACGCCCGTATCTATCGGCGGGGTCATTCTATCTGGGTTATATCAGGTCACCGCCAATATCACCCCGACGTCATATCAGTTCGTGGCCCAGTCCTACGCGACGGCGACTGTCGTGGCTCCAGGCGGCGTAATCCCCACATTCACGACCGTGAGCGGGTCTGCCAACGTCACCGTGACGTTCACCGGTCACGGTCTGTCCGCCGGGCTTGATATCGTTTTCCCCATCGCGACGACGCTCAACGGCGTCACGATCAGCGGCCGGTACATCGTTCAGAGCGTCACAGACGCCAACAATTTCGTTATCACCGTGGCCAACGCGGCCAGCGCCAGCACCGTGTCCCCGGTCCCCATGAACGGGGGCCTCGCCCAATACCTCTATTACCTCGCGATCGGTCCCCAAGCCCTGGCGGGCGCGTATGGCGCCGGAGCGTACGGCGCGGGTCCGTACGGCATCGGGACGCCGATCACCGGCCAGACCGGAACCGATATCGCCGCAACGGACTGGAGCCTGGACAACTGGGGCGAGCTGTTGCTCGCCACTCCCGAGAATGGTCCGCTATTTTACTGGGGGCCGAGTTCCGGCTTCAAGAACTGTCAGATCGTATCTCAGGCTCCGGCGTTCAGCACCGGCATGTTCGTGTCCACGAACCAGCAATTCGTCATCGCCTACGGCTCAACTCAAAGCGCCGGCATAGGCGTTTACCAGGACCCGTTGCTTGTGAAATGGTGTGACGCCAACAACTTTTTCAACTGGACCTTGAGCCCCATTTCTCAAGCCGGTAGCTGGCGGCTGTCGTCCGGGTCCAAGATCATGGGCGGCGCGTCGACGCAGCTCAGGAACCTGATATGGACCGACAAGGATTTGTGGGTCAGCTCGTACATCGGCTCGACCCTGGTGTTCAATATGGTCAAGACCGCCGAGGGCGCGGGGCTGATCGCCAAGCACGCGTGGGGGAAGCTGAGCGACACCGTCTATTGGATGGGCAAGAAAAACATCTGGGCGTACGACAACAGCGGACCCCGGATTATCCCCTGCCCTGTCTGGGACGCCATTTTTCAGGATATGGACCTCAACAACGTTTCGAAATGCCACGTTGGCGTCAATAAAGCGTTTAGCGAGATTATGTTTTTCTGGCCGTCGCAGTCCGGCGGCCTCGGCTATTGTGACTCGATGGCCAAGTTCAATATCGAGGAAGGGTCTTGGGACCTCAGCCTTCTTTCAAGAAACGTATGGAAAGACGCCGACACATTCGATTACCCTATCGCCGCGACAAATGATGGCTTCCTGTACTACCAAGAAAACGGCTATGACGCTGACGGGAACGTTTTAAGCCCTTCTTTTGAAACAGGGTATTTTTACGTCGCCGATGGCGAGCAGGAAGTTTTCGTGGATCGGGTCTATCCTGACTTCAAGTGGGGTGAGAGAAATGGGACTCAGAACGCGAACCTTCTTGTGACGTTCAAGACGATTTACGAGCAAGGACAGACAACTCCAGATGTGTTTGGGCCGTTTCTGGTGAACCAGAATACAAAATGGATCGAGCCGAGATTCCGCGCGCGTCAGGTCTCCATCCATATCGAAAGTCAGGATGCGGGTTCCTTTTGGAGACTGGGCGCGGTGCGGTTCCGGTGGAGCGCAGATGGGATAAGCGGTGGCAGAAACAGCGCCTGAACCTAAAAAAGGGTTTAAACTCTATCATTGCCCGGATTGCGGCTATCAGACAGCGGCGTTAAAGGCGGGATGGGCGATGAACCCGACATGCCCGGACTGTAACCGGGGGTTACATTTTCTGACGTTTTGGGAAGATGAGCTTCCACTGGCGCAGGGACTCGTGGAACACCCCATAGAATTCGAGTGACCATGGTCGACTTTGGACTGCAATCACAGTTTAAGCCAAGCGGTGGCGGCGACATCGATATGCTGGCGCAGGCGAACGGCCTGAACGCCAACCTCGGCAAGATGATTTCCGTCTTGCAGAGCCGGTTCGCCCTCGGGGCGTTCACCGGCTCTTTCGTCATGCCCGCCGCCGCAACGTTCGTGATCGCCGACGCCAACGTCAAGGCGGGCTCGGTCATTGTCTTTGAGCCGACCAGCGGCGCGGCGGCGCAGCTCCAGGGCTCGACCAAGCAGCTTTATGTCTCGGCCCGGACAGTGGGGACGAACTTTACGGCCGCGACCGGCGACGGGACAGCGGCGTCTGGCGGCCAGACTTTCAACTATATCCTCTTGAACGTGGGGTGATGACATGCCGTTAGCGAAGGGCAAGAGCCAGAAGACAATTTCCCATAACATCGCTGAAATGGTCAACGCAGGAAACCCGCAAAAGCAGGCGGTCGCCGCCGCGCTCGACACCGCCCGCCGGTCAGCGCGCGCCAGCGGCGGCCTTATCAAGGCGGCCCCAGGTCAGCCCGCGTCTCCGGGTTTCTCGAAACGGACGCCCTCGCCGAATGATGACCAGTCGGGGACGCGGTCAGATAATCAGTTTTTCGCAAGCGGCGGCGCGTCCGAGAAACCGGAAGTCGGCGGCGGCAAACCGCTTGAGTTCCCCGATATCCCCAAGATGACCCTGGCGAAGGGGCGCGGCGGCCCGACAGTGAATCCGCCCGCTATCGCCCACGTCCCATGGCGGGTCAAATCTCAGCCGACCAACGTCACCGGCCCTCTGATCGGGACGACGCCCGGGCGCGCCGATAAGCTGCCTATGTCCGTTCCCAACGGCTCCCACGTGCTGCCCGCCGACACGGTCGCGGCGCTCGGCGACGGCAACTCGATGGCTGGTCACCACGTCCTGAAGAATATGTTTCCCCACTCCGGCGGCTCATCTTCGGGAAGCCCATTTCCTGGCTCTTCCGATAAAATGGGACATCCCATGGGACGCCGGGGGGCGAAACCTAGCGCGTTCGGCAGGGGCGGCGCGTCCTTTGAATCGCTGGGGGGCCACCCGCATCAGGTCGACGTCAACGTGTCCCACGGCGAGTTTATCATTCACCCGCATGACGTCGCCCGCGTAGGCGGCGGTGATATCAAGAAAGGACACGCGGCCCTAGACAAGTTCATCCTTAAAGTACGAGATCACTATCAGAAGAAACTCAAGAGATTACCAGGACCCAGTAAATGAACATAAGCAATGTCCAGCCATTGCCGTACGTCCGTCCAGGAGTTATGGGCGATTATAGCGACTTAATCGCGATGGGGCATGAGGTATTTCAAGAGAACGGCCTTATGGAACTCGATGAAAGCCTTATCCGAGAGGGGGCTTTAGCAGCAATCCGAGGTGAAGAATCCGTTATCGGCTGTATCGGACCTGTCGGCGCATTAGAGGCGGCGATTCACCTATCTATGCGCCGTTTCTGGTACACTAGTGACGCGCATCTTGAAGAACTCTGGGCTTTTGTCCGACCGCAGTTCAGACGGTCAAAAAATGCTCAGGCTCTTATTGAGTTCGCAAAAGCTTTAGCGGTAGAATTGAAACGGCCTCTGTTGATCGGGGTTCTATCGTCGCAAAAAACTGAAGCAAAAGTTAAGTTGTATCAGAGGAAGTTAGGAGCGCCTAAAGGCGCTTACTTCCTGTTTAACACGGAAACTGGAGTTGGATAATGGGCGGCGGTTCTCAGACAACAGGCCAAAATCAGACCCAGGCCCCTAACCCCATCGCCATGGCGGGTTACACCAACGTCATGGGCGGCGCGCAGAATATCGCCGCCGCCAATCAAAACTGGAACCCGGCGATGGGGGTTAACGTCGCCGGGCAGGATCCCATGCAAACGCAGGGGTATCAGGGGATTCAGAGCCAGCTCGGCCAGTATTCTCCGTATTACCAGCAGGCTTTGGATTTGGCGCAGAACGCCGGTCAGGGGGTGAACGGCAACGATATCGCCAATTTCCAGAACCCCTACACGCAGAACGTTATTAATACGACCATGGCCAACGCCCAGCAACAGCAGGGCGCGGCGTTGCAGAACGTCGTCGGCAACCAGATCGCGCAGAACGCCCAGGGCGGCGACCGCGCGCAGTTGCAGAAGGCGCTCACGGAAGGCCAGTTCGCCATGGCCAACAACGCCACGACGGCGGGGCTTGAGCAGAGCGGCTATAACTCGGCCCTCGCCGCCGCTCAGGCTCAAAAGGGCCAGCAGTTACAGGCGTCTTATGGTCTCGCCAATCAGGCGTCCGGCGCCCAGAATTATAACCTTCAGGGGCTCGGCGCGCTTATCGGCGCTGGCGGGGCGCAGCAGGCTCAGCAGCAGAATGTCTACAACGCCGCGACTCAGAACGCGACGAGCCAGACCATGTGGCCGATGCAGCTTCAGCAGTGGCTTGCGGGCATAACCGGCAGCATGGGCTCCCTCATGGGCGGCACTACGACGGGGTCCAGCACCACTGAGCAGCATCCGGGATTTTTCAACTATCTCGGCGCGGGTCTTGGCGGTCTGTCGGCAATGTCCGATGAACGTACAAAAGAAAACAAGAGAGTCGTCGGCGAGCTGTACGACGGTCAGAAGGTCTATGCGTACAACTATAAGGGCCACCCCGTCACTCAGCTTGGCCTTATGGCTCAGGAGGTGGAGAAACATCACCCCGAGTCCGTGGGCGAGCACGGCGGCGTAAAATCTGTTCAGTATGATATGGCGACCGAGGACGCGGCGAAACGCGGCAAGTTCGCCAACGGCGGCGCTCCGGGGTTCGCGGGCGGCGGGAACCCATGGGACACGTCCGTGGGGCCGTGGGGCGGTCTGGTTCAGCCTGGAGGGGGCGGCCTGGGCGCGAAGCCAAATTTCGGTCAGCTTCCGAACGCCCCGGCCATGAACATGGATAGCGGTCAGAACCAGTCCAAGCAGGCGAAAGACACCGTCAAGGGCGCTAAGGACATCTGGTCGAAGTATATGAACCAGTCCGGAGCCAACGCTCCGGCGACTGACACCACGTCCCTTGGCTCGTCTGACGCCCTCGGCTCGTCTGACGCCCTCGGCTCGGGCGCTGGCCCCGGCGCGTCGGGTCCGGCCGCCAGCAGCGCGGGGAACCCGGCCGCCATCGGCGCGGGGACTGATAGCGGGGCGACGTCAGCCACTCTCGGCGGCGGGGATACTCTGAGCGCCACCATGGGCAGCGGGGGTTCAGGTCTGACGACCGGCATGGGGGCGTCGGGAATCGGCGCGGCTGAGGCTGCGCCAGCGTTTGGAGCCACAACTGGCGCTGGCGTGGCTGGCGCGTCCATGGCGGAAGGAACAGCCGCTGCGGGCGCAGGCGCTGGCGCGGCGGCTGGCGCGGGCGCAGAGGCCGCCGGAGCTGGCGCGGCTGGCGCAAGCGAAGGCGTCGGCGGCGGCCTGATGGCGTTGCTAGCCCTTCTTGCTGATGGCGGCGAAGTCGGTGGCGAGAAACACGCCCGCAGGATGCGCAAGCACGCCCATAAAATGCTCAGGCTCGCGGGCGGCGGCATGGCGGAGGACCCAGACCCCGAGGCGACCCTCACTCAGGATGATTTCTCGACGCTGGGCGGACAGCGCGACGAGGTGGAGAAACCTCGTGACGAGCTGGAGAAGCCACACGACGAGCGTACCTTGTGGAACCCGTACGAGCGGCTGTGGAACCCGCACGAGAGAAAGCCAGAGGCGGCGAAGGCGGAAGCCAGGGCGCTGGCCGAGGTCTCCAAGATCAAGACCTTGCCCGATATCGCGGGCGCCCAGCCATCGGCTACCGGCGACCAATCCCTTCCGCCGATGGCTGGCGGGAACGCTTTAACTTCAGAAGCAGCGGGCGAGGGCATCCCTATGTCCGGCCCGAGAACACATAAGGCGCGGGCTCTTGAAGAGCTTCCGCCGATCGCCGGGGCTCGCCCAGGCATGCAGGCGGCCGAGCCTTTGCCGCCGGTCGCTGGCGGCCAGACCGCTATCCCCGTGGGGGCGGGCGAGTCGTGGTCTCCTGAAGACGAGTTGGCTGGGGGGCCGAAACAGGCGCAAATCCCGCCTGAAATGACGCGGCCGCCAGAAGAACTCGCCAAGGAGGCCGAGCGCCCAATCAGCGGCGGCCCTGTTAGCGCATTGGCTGCGAAGTCAGAGCTGACCCACCCTATCGCCAATCCAGAAGCTGTCCCTGCGAACTGGGATCGCATGACCCCGGAAGAGAAGTTCGTCTGGGCGACTGGCCACGGGTCAGCGGCTCCAGAGCTGCCCGAGCGCAATATCGTGGAGAAGTCGCGCCTGGACGCCGAGCGGGAGATTGAAGCTGACAAGCGGGCGAAACTCCTCCGCTATGCCGAGGCCGCGCAGAACGCAGTGCGTTTAAACGGCCCCTCGGGCGATCAGGTTACGCCAGTCGGCGAGGGGCCGACGCCTCCGCTGCCCGAGCGCAAACCGCCTACCCCATTCGCCGCGCGCCACGCAGCGGCTATCCCCAATCTGGCCCCAGGCCCGGACGAGAACACGTCGTGGATACGCCCCGCTGAACCGGCTGGCGGATTTAACGAGCCGAAGTCGAATTATGACCTGTTCAAGAGCGCGCTCTCAAGAGCTGGCCATAACCTGACGACGTTCGATATCCCGCCAAGGGAACAGGCGGCGGTCCCGGCCGCGCCTGTCACCGAGGCGTCAAAGACTATCCCGGCGGAGCAGGCTCCGGCGCTGACCAAGACGTTCAAGATCAACCCGCAGACCGGCGAGCCTATGACCCCGGCCGAGGACTTGGCCGCCACTGAAAAAGAACTGGCCCATAAGGTCGAGCCATATTCGGGCGGCGTCGGGGCTCCGAAAGCCGGTAACGCGGGCGAGGAAATCCCTCGCCGGTATGGCGAGGGCGCGCGCGTGTCAATCACGAAGTCCATGCACTTCGAAAATGACCTCGGCGGCGTGACGCGGGACACCGGCGGCAATCCGTCCATGGGGCACTACGGCATTTTAGCGACGAAGGGCGGCGGCTCGGCGGGCGAGTTTTTCCACGATCACGGCGCGGAGCTGGGCTTCACCCACAACCCGCGCCAGGACCCGTGGGGTTTCGCCGCCGATTGGAAGCGCATCGCCAAAGATAATCCGCAGGGCCTGGAGGCTGCTGAAGACAACTGGCACGACAAATATATTAAAAGCTCGGTGAGGTCTCATATTCTGGACGCCGGTCTTCCCGGCCCCGTCGCCGAAGACCCACGTGTTCAGCAGTATTTTGAGGACCGCTACGTGCAGCATGGGACGGGCATCAGCAAGGACCCCGAGGGGCGTAACGGCTCGGGGCGGATCAAGCGCGCGTGGGCTGGCGCTGACGGCGATATCCCAACGTTCCTCAAGAACATGACGGCTATCGATAAGTCCCATGTCCGCCAGGATTTCGAGACATATCTTAGCGAAAACCCCAGCCATCAGCCAGGGCTTGAAAAGCGCATCAACAACCGTCTCGCCGGAGCGCTCGGCGAGAATGTTCAGCCCGGCGGCAAGTCCGATCAGGTGGCCGAGGCCGCCAAGTCGGTAAAAGAGGAGGCCGAGAACAAGCCGAAGTCGGCGGCCGAACTGCTTCCGCACGAGCAGAACCAAGTCAATTTCGTTCAGAAAATCCTCGGTGGGTGGAACCCGCTGGAGGGGATCACCGGACCCGGCAAAGAAGGCAAGGATAGCTGGAACCCGCTCGGCATGACGTCGGACCAGCGGCGCAACCTCATGGTCACCGGCCTCTCTATGATGGGTGGCAATCCGCTTGGGTGGCAGGCGGCGGGCGCCGGGGCGACCGGCATGCAGGCCGGACAGCAGATGCAGATGAACGAGCAGAGTATGGGCGTCCAGCGCGCCAAGCTGGCTCTTGAAGCGATGAACCAGCCGAAGTTCGCGCCCGCGCACTGGTCCGATATTTTGGGCGTTCAGCACGCGGGATCGATGGACGTCCACAGCGGCGCGATCACCGAGGCTGGCCAGACCGCGCCGACCACTGGACCTTCAGCCCCGGCTCCAGGGACCATGCAGGTTGGATCGCCTGGAGCCGCTGGAGCGGCGCAGCCGACCGGCGAGGCGACGGTTGATCAGATGTTCCGCCAGTACCCTGGCACGCGGGAGACCGCCGAGGGCATCCTCGACGGGTCAAAAAAGATGGAGTCGGTTCCGGCCAGGATGCGCGCGGGCATGGAGGAGGCCGTTCGCGCTGTCGCGAGACAGCGCGGCGAGACTTACGACCCGCAGGCGCTCGCCGTAAAACAGACTTTCCGCTCAGAATACAACAGCGGAAAGTCTCCTGAAGGTAAGATAAGACAGGCTCTTGAGACGGGCACAACCCATCTTGGGGATTTAACCGA